GTGCAGTTTTTACCACGTATGGTTATTGGTTGGGTGAAGTGAGTGCCTTCCAATACCAATTTGTTGTGGGTATGTCTGTCGTTTCCGGCGGTCTTTATCTATACCACGTCTACGTGATTGCGTATGATTGCGCCCGTAGGAAGTGGGTTGAAGAGACTCGTGAAACAATCAAAGACATGGTGATCATTTTGACTTCATTAGGATTTGTCCTTTATAGGAAGTACAAAGGTAAACACGAGAACCAAGCGATTATGAAACATGTTCGTGACATTAAGGATTGTTTGACGACATTGCTTCAATCGATTGCAGTGTATAAATTCGTGGATGCTAATGGGTGGACACCTATCTTTAGTTCATTTCGGGCGCTAGTTCACCTTGTAGGTGGCAATGACGACGATGTGAATGACAGTCTCACTGCCTTGGAGCGTGTGATGCGTCGATTCTCTATGGGGCCATTCATGCGTGATCGTGACGTTTTTGTGTTTCACGAAGTGTTGAATCCAAATGCCGCGATTCACGGTGATATGCCAATGCATAGGGCGCGTTATTACAATCGCGCACCTGGTGAATCATATCTTAGGCATCTCCTTAAAGTGGGTTACTACTATGTTTACTTATTATCCTATCCCTTGCGATACACTGGTGGCTATGTGAAGTTCCAGTGGGGTTATTACAAGTGGTGGTGGGGCCAGTTACCGGTAGAACACAAGTATTATTGGAAAGGTGCTAGTGTGATGGGTGGGGGCATGGTGGCTGCCATGATTGGAGTGGCGGCATTCTTCACGGCTAAAGACCGTCGTAGTAAGAAAGAGACGGGAATCAAATCCGAGAGTGACGTATTCTCTGGAGAAGGTAAGAAACCTTGGGACGTGAAATTTTTCAATAAAGTGAAGGCTTTTTCGTCAAAGAACCCCGGTAAGCGGTTCAAGGTTAATTGGGAGGACTATGAGGGCCTAAAGAGCACGTATAAGGGATCCCACGAATTGGTGAGAGTTTTGAAAGAAAGAGGTGTACTCCATGATGAGTCTCCTGACTTCTTCGACTTCTCCCTCGTGACGGGGCAAGCCTATGAAGTGCCATCTGACGCTCAGAAGACGTTTGTTGCGCGAAACACTTTCTATGTTGATTTCGGCACGAGTGAAGCGATGGGAACATTAGTGAATATTGGCAAGGACAAATGTCTTTTGACTAACGCACTTAAGCACCTGAAACTTAATGACTCGGTCGATAAGCTGGAAGTGGAGATGAAGCATCAAGTGGACCAAAAGAAGTACAAAGTCAAGCTTGAGTTGATTAAGTCCGGTAAGGACGCCAACACAGTTGATGATATTGCACTCTGGAGGTTACCCAAAGAAATTCAAGCTCTGGGTAAAGGATTTGTCATCAAAAGTATTAAATTTGATGAAGTGGTGTACATCCATGATCAAGATGGGGTTATGAAGGCTACTACAGCTGGAACTACCATGGATGGCATGGGTACTTATACTTTGGATACTCGCTGTGGAGATAGTGGAGCGCCTGTTTTTCAAAATTCGGCGAATCAAATCAACCTGGTGGGTGTTCATAGTTCGGCCTTGAATGGAACGCATGATAGACGTTTCGTTCTGGTCGGTGCACATTCGCTTTTTCATTGAAGTCTATCGGGGCAACTGCGCCCGGTAGACTTAAATTGCAAAGGCAGTTAAAGTCTGAGATAGAAGCACTTGGTTTTTCAGAGGCATTCGACAAATATAGGATGTGTGATCCTCGAGCGAGTCCTGAGAAATCTATAAGTGAGCATATGGAACCTGGTGAGTTCTCTGTTTCGTATGCTGCTGTCTGTTTTTGCATCTCCTATTTGAAAATGATAGGAGCGGTGGTGAATATGAAGGAACCTGTTATTGATGTCATTAAGCATAGTGACATGACTACTAGTGCGGGTTTTGGATTCACGCAATTGGCCAAGAGTAAAGTGAGTCTCTTGTTAAGTTGGTTAGCCGATCGTTTTTGTTATGATCGGTACAAAGATTGGTATGATCGTTTGCCAAGTGGTATATTTCCGCTTTCAAGCATCGATCCCCAAGAAATTGAACCTGACTTTATAACTAACTTGAAAGTTAAAGAAGAAGTGTCTAAAGCTGAGAAAGTTGCGGCAGGAGACCATAGGACGTTTTTCGTCACTCCTTTTAAATTGATCATGGAATCAAAATGTGAACAGGAAGCTTTGAATGAAAAGCTTTCCGAAAAAGGTTTCATGTTTAAGGGTGTCGATACACGTTCTCTCATACGCGATTTGTACTATGCTTGCATGGTGCCAGGCGTTTTTGCAAAGCAAGGTGATGCTAAGAAATTGGATCGTTCCATTTCTAGAACATTACTGAAGCAATGCTTTGACGTGCGCAAAGCTCTGGGAGCACGTTCTTCAAAGGGTGTAATGGATGCTACGTTATATCCTGTAGTTCATTATGTGGACTCGAAAGGGGTCTCTCAATTAGCCAAAATTGAGAAACCCCAACTCAGTGGTAGAGATAGCACTACTGAGGATGATCTCTTGTGTATCTTTTTGGTCGTTTGTCAGTACTGTGTGGACAATGGTCTTAGTATTAAGGACATCGCATTTACTGGTGTGGGTGATGACTGGACTTTGAGATCTCATGATTCTTTCAATGGTTTGACGCCTGAGTATTTTGCTCAATATGGTATCAACATGAAGGTCTGGGATGTTAAGGATAAGTTTCATTTCCTCGGGGCCGATATGTTTTCTACATGGCATGGCATGCAACCCGCTTGGGATTTGGAACGCAGTATGGTGAGATTGGCTTATAGACAAAAGCCATCGAAGGAATCTGATGCAGAGTATCTCTCTCGCGTCTTGAATGTATATGCTTTCAACTATTTTAACCCCATGGTTAGTAAGTTGGGAGATTTCTTCAAGAAATGTCTGAGGAGTATGCGAGTCAATTCAGAGGACTTAATCCAATTGCGCAGTCAATATCTGCACGCTGGTGATTTTTATGTGAGGTCTGAACGGGTCGGGTCAAATTTGAGTATGACTAAGACGAAGTCACAGAAAGCACGTGCCAAAGCACAAGCCAATGCCGGAAAGGCAAAGGTTGAGATCACAGTGAACCCTAAAAAGGCTGGGTCGCTGAAAGAAAGAAAGCCTATGAAGTTTGTGAGTAAATGGTTGCGTTCTGTTATGGACCCATGGAATCATCCACCTGAGGGTGTTCCGGATGAGGATTGTGCGCCTAGTGTGAAATACACGAGTCGTTTCACACAAGCCTTTTATACGGATGACACCTCAACAACTCCTGGTGTGAATCATGGAATTTTGATAGGTGTAGCACCTTATGTTAACCAAACTACAGCTATTGCTGGAGCTGGGGCTATTGCTACCAGGTCTTGGAAAGAATCGGCTGGTAGGTATTCTGGTAACGTAAATGTTTATACTATGCCTAATCAAGCGAGTATGTTTCCGTTAGTCCAACAAGGCACTGCCAATAGTACGCAGAGTTATTCTCATCGTCCGACCGCTATGTCTGCTACTCTGTTTTATGCGGGTGCAGAATTGAATCGTTCGGGGAGAATAGTAGCGGGATTGATTGAACCTATGGCATTGGCCGTTTCGACTACAGCCAATACCCAATCATATAACCCGTTGAATGCGGCATTTGGTTATGCCATTGCAACGCAACCAGATATTGGTGTGTCAGAAGTTAAGAATCGGATGAGACGTCTAACGACTGTGCGTAACCCGGATGGGTCGGTTACCGTGACTTGGATTCCAACAGGAGTGCCTAAGTATGAACCATTAGTGACTGCTTCTAGCAGTTATGTGGATCAGATCTTCGCGCACTTCGGACCAGTTATTGTTTTTGCGGTGGATGGTGATATTACCTCTTCAGCATCGGCCTTGGGTAACGTTTTTCAGTTGGATGTGGTTATGCACTTTGAAGTGCAGCCATTGTCACGCTACGCATTAGTTATTCCCCCAACTCCATCACCCTATGACCCTTTAGCTTTGGCAGAAGCGTTGAATCATTTTCAATCTATGTCGAGTGTCACTGAGGAGGATGTTGGTGGGAAACATGCGTTGGCTGATGGACGTCAATCTAATGTTGGTTCTGCTTGGGAGACCATAAGACGTAACATTCCTAACCCTGAGAATGTTCTCAGTGGTGCTCAGGCAGTTGTGTCGAATCCGTTCTTCCAGCACGCTGTTCGCTATATGTCTCAACGACAACGTGCAAGGCAGCAGTACTTGACCAATTAAGACTTCATTAGCGGATGTCGTTTTTCGTTTTCTTTTTACGGCATTCGCTACTTCATATTTGTGTGTGAAATGGATGATCTTCCTACCTTGGAGAATCACTGTGAGGGAGGCTGTCAGTAACCTAAACACCTGAGGGGTGTGGTGTGTGAATACCAGACAATTTGCAG